AACCAGATACGATAGTGGTCGTGGATGACATTTTGCCAGCACATCCAGGGCAGACACCCAGGAAATGGTGGCCAGGGGCTTGGACCGGTGATGTATGGAAGTTCATTCCTATCTTGAAAAAGCACAGGCCGGACCTCCGAATCACCATGTTGGATTCCTATCCCACCGGACTGATGGTCATCACCGGAATGGACCCAAGTAACAAGGTTCTGTACGATGTGTATGATGAGGTGGTGCAGGAATGGATGAATGTGGAAGTGCCTGAATACATTTTGAACCGCGAAAGGGTTGACCTCCGCCAAGACATCGAATGGGCCTTGCGCAACTTGTTGCCCTCGAAGGCCGGAAAAATCCTGTGCATGGTGAATCATTACTATAAGGAAATCCCAGGGGGAGATGATTTTGTTGGGGGCAGCACCTGTAGGGGTAAAGAAAGAGGTGAAAAAGTGTTGAAATGCCTTCGTGCTTTGCGGGCCATTCCGGGTTGCGATGTTAAGGTATGCGGAATAAAAGATAATGCCGCAGAAGGCGTGAAAATCGATATTCAATTTGAAGGCATTCACCCTACCCATCTGCCTTATGCGTCGTTGCGTATGATGCGAGATATGGTTGATGGGTATGATTATGTTATGAATGTGGAGGATGATGTGCTGGTAGGCACGGATGTCATCAACAATGTGGTAAGATTTGACCAGGATTCTGAAATTCATGAGGTGTTTCTGCCTAATAGGATTGAGCAAAAGGGGGACTCCTGGGAATGTGTTGATATGAAGTGTGCGCCAGGGTGGACGGCATACTCAAAGAAATGGGATGGTAATGTGTTGAAAGAGGGGGTCAACAGGCATTCCGGGATATTGCTCATGAGTGCTGCAAAGTTCAAGGCAGCCATTGCCATGCTGCCCGAGGATTTTCATGAAACGTACTATGGGGAGGCGATGGCGAGCGCTTTGGCGTATTATCATACACCCTTCACCCTGTATCGCAATCCCAATCCCACGAAGTACCATACCGTAGAGCATCTGGACCACTGGATTCCTAAAAAGATTGTGGCTCCTGTATTGAAGCCCCCTGTCCCAGATGCTGAACCAGCAAAGTTAAGAGGGAAGACCTCCCTTGTCACTGCCTTGTGCATTGTGTACAATACCAGAGATATGTTCCGTAAGGCATATGAGTCCTTCCGTAAATGGCATCCCACGATGCCCATGTTAATCATTGATGGCTCTGACCGAGGGAGTCCCTGTTATACCTATATCAGTGGGTTGGTTGATGAATGGACCGAGGTGTTGCATGTAGGCAACAATATTGGGCACGGAAGGGGTATGGACAAAGGTCTGAAGATGATTAAGACCAAGTATGCCCTGGTGTTTGACAGCGATATCATTATGCACAGGAGCCCGGTGGCTCAGATGCTTGCTTCGATGAAATCAAACACTTTTGGTGTGGGTTGGGTGAGCAGGATAGGTCGAGGGGGGTATGATTTTGGTATTGAAGAAGGGGATGACGTACCAATCAAATACCTCCACCCGTATTTTCAACTATTGAGCATCCAGGAATATAAGAAATATCATCCGTATGTGCACCATGGAGCCCCTTGTTACCTCACAATGATAGACATTCACGACAAAGGATTGTCCGATGATGTGTTGGTGGATTTCCCTGGGCTTTCGGGCTACACCACATTCCCTTTCAACAAACCGTGGAGGCCCATACCTTCTGCCTATGTGGAACACTCCTTTGGGGGCACCAGGATGTCCAATGTTAAGGCGGGGAAACATGAAATTGAGGGGGGTTGGCAAAAAGAAGCAACACCAGGCATAGAAGTTAAAATTCCGTATGGATTGAATGAAGATTTGGCAGGAGCATATAATAGGGCCATGGAGTCGGCCTCTTCTGATTGGGTGCTTCTATTAGACCAGGATGTATTTCTATGCAATCCAATGTGGTATGAGATATGTCTCCGGGCTACGGCCCAGGTGCCTCAGGAGGTGGGGTTGATAACCTGCGTCACCAATGCCCTGCATGGGGAGGATGGCAATATTTCTGAGGATTGTCAGAGAGGGGCCATTGAAATCCGGAGCACAAATATCGAGGAGCATATTGAGGTGGCCCGGTCATTGTATCAACAGTTTGGAGAGACTCAGACGTCTGTTTCATCCTATAAGGTGGCGGGTTTCTTTATGTTGGTACGCAAAGATATCTGGCAGTTGATTAAATTCAAAAGCATTGGCACCGGAGTGCAAGGGACGGACTGGAATTTCTGTAAGGCATTGTTGGACCGGGGGTATGGCATCCGTTGCCTTCCTGGGCTGTACGTATTTCATAGGAGGGGTTTGCGACAATTAAATTTCAAGACTATATGATTGTACTGTTGACACCGACAGGGGGGAGGCCCCGGCAATTTGAACTGTGCCAGAAATGGATGGCAGCACAAACCTACAAAGGTAGGGTGTTATGGATTGTTGTGGACGATTGCCTTCCCAGGACGTCTGAGATTAAGGAGGCCTTTCCAGATACCTGGACTATTGTCCACAAATATCCTTTCCCTGTCTGGCGTCTGGGAGGGAATACGCAAAGTAGAAATCTGAGGGAAGGGTTAAGAGTCATTAAGGCGCTGCCGCAGGAGGATATCGAAGGCATTTTCATCATTGAAGACGATGATTATTATCGGCCTCAGTATCTTGAAAAAATGAGAGCCTTATTGCCCGGATATGAGGCGGTAGGGGAGATGTGTACGGTGTACTATAATGTGACTACCCGGAGGTGGAAAAAACACCAGAATACCAGGCATTCGAGCCTCTTTCAAACGGCCTTTGTCTTATCTGCGTTAAAGGTGTTTGAAGAGTCGTTAGATTTCAAATTTATTGACATTGCTTTTTTTAAGCGTCTGAATTGTGTATATTTGTTTGATAATGAGAATCTTTCCATAGGAATAAAAGGAATGCCTGGCCGTGCCGGGATTGGAAAAGGCCACCAAAATACGGGGCCTGGAAATGACCCAGATTGCACCACTTTACAGAATCTGATTGGGGAGGACGTTAGATGGTACCGTTAGCCAAAGAATATCCTATTTTTATCACTGGGGCGGAACGTTCCGGCAGCACCATGGTGGTGAAGGCCGTGGAAGCCCAGGTATTTATGGGCAGATGCACGGTGATGGGTGTCAATACCTCTTTGCAGGGGTTAGCTGAAGGTGTTCGTGATAAAAGTTCGTTGTATCAAGACCCTCAGAAGTTGTGGATTCCTGCCAACTGGGGAGCCCAGGTGAGAAGCATCTTAAAGGCCCAAGGGTATCGTGGTGGGCCTTGGTTATTCAAGAGCCCCCTGCTGACGCAACAATGGAATCTATGGCATTATGCCTTCCCTGAGGCTCGGTGGGTTATCGTTAGGAGGCGAACTGGTGATATTATCAATAGTTGCTGTAAGACAGCCTATATGGCCACCATGAAAGACGCTCGCAATCTGCAAAAGATTGGGGTGGAGAAAGAGGAGGATGGGTGGAAATGGTGGGTGCATCAATACGAGCAGAGTTGGGTGGCAATGATTGAGGCAGGTCTCAACTGCAAGGTGGTATGGCCAGAACGTATGGTGACAGGGGACTTCCAGCAGATGTATGAGACCCTGGAATGGCTGGGGTTGAAATGGGATTTCTCCTTTGTTTCTAAGGTTGAACGGATGTTACACAAAGTTAAGGAGGCGTGAGGTATGGCAAACAGAGTGACAGCGGCCGAAGTGTTGGCCATAATGGATGATGTGGTGCTGACGGATGCCCAGGTTGCTCCATATATCACAGGGGCGAATGCCATTGTCAACGAAGCATTAGGTACTGGAACCTCTGACATTTTGAAAGAGGTGGAACGGTGGATGGCTGCCCATATGATTGCAGTGACAAGGGAGCGCCAGGCCAAGAAGGAAGGGGCTGGAGGTGCCAGCATCGAATACGCTGGAGAGTTTGGGGCCGGGTTGAGGTCCACGTCATATGGACAGATGGTGTTGGCTCTGGATACGACTGGGGCTATGGCCGCTCTGGCAGGGCAGAAAATGGTTGTATATGCAGTTAAATCATTTGATTGATGGGTATTTCAAAGTTCATATCAAAGGTCTGCGTTCAAGATGCCGTATATTGGGCGTCCCCTGTGAATGATGGATACGGGGGAAAGACGTATGCTGCCGGTGTGCCCATTAAGTGCCGTTGGGAGAATAAGACGGCCATGCTGAAGGATGCTTTTGGCAAAGAGGTTCGGGTAGATGCCTCTATATTAGTCACCCAGGACTTGGATTATGAGGGGGTGTTATGGTTGGGCCTGGATACGGATTTGGATGATGCCCAGATACAAGACCCAAGATTGGTGGACGGTGCTGCTGAGATTGCTGTTATTGAAAAAATTCCGATGATTAAGAGCACCACGGAATTCGTTCGAAAGGTATGGACCGTTAATCTGACAAGATAATGGCAACGGTATATAAACAGATACAGCAAGGGGATTCATTGACCTTTGGGATGATTTTCCAAGGGGGGTATGATACCACCAGAATACAACATCTTCAACTTCACCTACACGATTTGTTGGTAGGCGATTTGGAGGACGCCACTGAAGGATTCCGGGCGGACGGGTATATACCGGAGGACGAGATATGATACTGTCAATGGTGATTGCTAATTTTACCTAGGGGGAATTGTAACTCGCAATAGCCAGTTTAGAATCCGATGTATGTATATTGAAAACTTTTCAGAATCAATTATGATGATAGGAAAGAATATCAGCGGACTCAGTAAGGTTGTGCACAATTTGAATCGGGAGGTGACGAAGATACAAAGCCGAACCATGGTTGGATTGATACAGTCTGTTATCATTATTCGTAGGGATATGGATAAGACCCCCCCGCTGATACCTGTAGACTATGGTAATCTTCGAGCCAGCTGGTTTGCTTCTCCTTTCAGGATGCCAGATAAAGAAGGTATCTTGTTTGGGTTCAATGCCAATTATGCCCTGTGGGTGCATGAAATGGTGGATAATGACATTAAGTGGTCCCGCCCCAATTCAGGCCCCAAATTTTTGGAGGCTGCAATTAACAGGAACCATGACGTGATATTGAAAATTATACGTGGTGAAATACAGTTGCAATGAATGCGCCTTCTGTTGATATTGCGAGCATATTGGAAGAGGAATCTTCGTTGTGTTTGGTATTTGCCGATAATTTATTCGTAGGCAGAGAACCATCTAAGCCTTTTAATTGTGTGACCATATTTGATACGCCAGGGATGCCTGATGCCCTGGCCTCGGACGATACAGGACTAAGGTATGAAAAACCTTCAGTGCAGATAAGAATAAGGAACCAGAGCTATCCTACAGCGATGGCTTTGGCCGATGAAATAAAGGACGTCTTACATTGCCGGGCAGGATTTGTGTGTGATGATGTTCTTTATACTGGCATCTACCATATCAGCGGACCCACCCTGTTAGATTGGGATGATGCAGGGAATGCAAGAATAGTGATGAATTTTAATTTACAAAGGAGGAAACAGTTATGAGCAATGCCATTACTGGAATCGGAACGAAGTTTCAGAGATGGAACGGTTCCACATGGACGCCCATCGCAGAGATTTTCGCTATCACAGGGCCTGGCCATACTCGGTCCACCGTTGATGTTACCAATTTTGACTCACCCAATGGTTACCGGGAATTTATTGCCGGTTTGCGGGATGGGGGAACGGTGCAGTTGAGCATGAATTTTACCAGGGAAGGTTATGACCTGATGAAAGCGGATTTCGAGAGCGATGACTTGCAGAATTATGAAATCGTATTGCCCGATGTTGAAGAAACCAGCTTTGAGTTTGCTGGTTTAGTGACTGAGCTGCCTTTGACTGTGTCGATGGACGACAAAATTTCCGTCGAAGTCACGATCAAGGTCAGCGGAGAAGTGGTGGTGAACAGCGGAAGCGGCTCATCCACTTAATCGACCAATTCCTAATCAGGGAATTTTTATGTTTTTTTGAATCAAACCATTTTTAATCAAAAAAGAAATGAATATACAAGAAACAAAAACCTCGGTGCTGTTAGACCGGGCCAGCCTGCTTGCTAAGGAGGTGCTGGAGATTGTAAAGGTTGACCTTGGAAAAGGCTCTCATGTGTTTGTCCGGCAAATGACAGGACGGGAAAGGGACACCTTTGAACAGTCCATGGTGCAAGCCCGCAGGGATGTGAAGGGTAATATCATTGCATATGACCAGGCATTGGCGGATTTCCGAGCCAAGTTGGCAGTGGTTACCTTATGTGATGAGGCTGGGGAATTGCTGCTGAAACCCTCAGACTATACCGTATTATCAGCCAATATGAGTGCCGCAAGGTTGGCCGCCATTGCCGATGCGGCGCAGAAAGTGAATCGGATGTCCGAAGAGGATAAGGAGGGCCTGGTAAAAAACTTAGAATCCGGCCAGGGCGATGCTTCCTCTTCAGACTGTGCCGGGAACTAAAGTTTCCCCACCCAGACCATCTGCTGGATGTGTTGACTGCCGAGCAGATAGAGGAGTGGGCTGCATACGATAAGATTGACCCGATTGGAGGGTTCCGACAGGATTATGAGTCAGCGGCAATTCAATCAACTGTGCAGAACCTTGCACTGGCAATCTTTTCGAAAAGGGGTGTTAGGCCTGAGTTCACCACATATCAAGATTTTATGCCAAGGTGGGGTGAAAAGGATACTGGCACACAGGTTCAGAGTGTAGAAGAAATGAAGGATGCTTTAATGGCATTGGCAGCATTTCAGAAGAAAAGAACAAGAACGAAACCAAACAACAATTCTAAGCCTGAAAGGAAATGAACATTGGGGAATTGGTTGCGTCTTTGGTGGTTGACACCTCCGGATTATCCAGAGGGTCTGTTGAGTTCAATCAGTTCGCAACGGCAGCAGAAAGACGGGCTGCCCAAATGAATGAAAGGCTGAAACAGACCGGAAAGGCCATGCAGTCCATAGGTAGGGATATGTCTTTGTATATATCCTTGCCTATGGCCGCAGCCGGGGCTGGTGCTGCAAAATTGGCTATGGACTTTGAGGATGCCTTATCCAAGATTATTGGGATGGTGGGCAAAAGTAAGGAGGAGGTGGCTCGGTGGAAGCAGGAAATTCTTTCCCTTGGCCCGGTTGCTTCAAAAGGCCCTAAAGAACTGGCGGATGCCTTGTATTTTGTGACATCCTCTGGAATCTCTTCTGCCGAATCTATGAGGGTGGTGGAAATTGCTGCCAAGGCATCCACTGCCGGGTTAGGAGAGACGGCCGTTATTGCAGACATGCTGACGTCTGCCATGAATGCTTACGGGGCTTCAAATCTTTCTGCCGCCCAGGCTGTGGATATGCTGGTGGCTGCCGTCAAAGAAGGGAAATCGGAGGCCCCTGCCATGGCTCAAAGTATTGGGTCTGTTATTCCGTTGGCTGCGGAGATGGGGGTAGAGTTTGACCAGGTTGCGTCTGCAATGGCATCCATGTCATTAACGGGTACGAATGCTTCGGAAGCAGCCACCTATCTGCGAGGTATCTTGAATTCATTGCTGCAACCCACTCAACAATCCGAGGAAGCCTTGGAGGCCATGGGGACCTCCAGTGAGCACCTTAGAAATGTGCTACGGAATGGAGGTGTTCTGGAAGCTCTTGCTGAAATTCGAGACCTCACTTCGCAGTACGGAGAAACAATGGTCGGGGAGGTGTTTCCCAATGTGAGGGCCCTGATGGGGGCCTTGACATTGATGGGAAATAAGTTCGAGGACAATGTGCTCATCCAGCGTAATGTTACCCGGTCCACAGGGGAGATGGAGAGGGCATTCCAGGAGGCTACCAAGACCGCTAATTTTGCATATAATCAGGCGCTGGTTGCAAGCAAAAATGCAATGATAAGCCTGGGGGATGCAATATTGGTGGTGGTGGTACCTATGCTTCGCAGCCTTGCCCAGATATTGGCAGGTGTTGCCGAATGGTTCGCTAAATTGGGGCCTACCACCAAGGCTTGGGTGGTGGTGTTAGGTGCATTATTGGTGGCCGTTGGGCCGTTGCTGACAGCTCTTGGGTTCTTTATTAGTTCTATTCTGCCTGCCCTGGCCACAGGGTTTGCAGCGGTCACCGTTGCCGTGCGGGTGTTTACGGCCGCTTGTGCTGCTAATCCTGTGTTGGCCTTGGCCTTAGGGCTATCTGCTTTGGTGGCATGGTTGGTGAGAGTCAAGACACATACTTCTGAAGCCGTGCTGGCTCAGGAGAGGTACAACGAAGTAATGAAGGAGGGGGAATCTACCAGAGCACAATTCTCCAGTGATATTGATGCTGCCATTGAGCGATTGAAATCAGAAACCTCCACTGTGTATCAACAAATACGGGCATATGAAGAACTGAAAAGGCTTGTTCCTTCCGTGTTTGGTGGTATGGGTATGGGGGAGGTTAAGAAATTGTCCAGTACAGACATTAAATTGAAGATTGGTGTTGTATTGGATGAAATGGAATTAGAGCAGGCCTCCTCGGCATATCAGCGAGAGCTGCAAAAGATTGCAGATATGACGGAGCATATCCGGAAAGGGTTCTTCCCGCTCTGGATAGGATTGAAGAAGGCTCGGGAGGAATTGAAAGGCTCGCAGGGTGCTGCCTCTATGCTGTTGGATACCATATATGATATCAACAATGCAAGGAGGATGGAAAAGATTGACCTCCTCCCTGAAAAACAAAAGATTGTTTATTATGAGAATCAGCTGGCATTGCTGAAAAAGCAACAGGCAGAAGTGGCTACATTATCATTCATGACCAAAGGTCTGGTGCCCGTATGGCAATCTATCGGGACCTTCCCAGGTATGGATGCACGGTATCAGACAGACCTTCAGAACAAGATAAAAGAGATTACTGCTCTGCTGGAGCAACTAAGGGGTAAATCCGACCCGGACCCAGGGGATGCCTGGAAACAGCATCAGAAGGAAATTAAAGAGGTTATGGACTCTTATCATTCTGGTTTGTCCCATATTGAAAATATGGACAGTATGATGAAAGACCTTGGCCTTACATATGATGCTCAGGCTGCCAAAATAGAATTGACCACCTCTGCCTTTGAACGTATGATGCAACTTGCAGGTCCGTTGGATGCTCGGGTGGTGTCTTTAGGCCAGGCCCTGAAATCTTTATCTCCGA